CAAGTTTTTCGTAATCTGTTTTTGTAACATCTCCACTTTCAATCTGACGAATCTCTTCAGTCAATGTTGCATTGAACTTCTCCAACTGAGTGATACCACTGTTCAGTTTTGCTAGTTCAAGGTTATTGTCACTCAACAACTTTGCAATATCTTTGTACTCTTTGATTTTGAAGTTAACCTTGTCCATCTCACCTTTGAGTTTAGTCAACCCATCTGCAAGTTCAGTTACCTCTGAAGAAAGGCTCTCCACTTTGGTATTCTTGAACTCTTCATCAATGTGTTGTTCGCAAGTTGGACATTCTGAGTTGTCACCGAAAAACTTAATCATCTGACTATGACGATTGTGTTTGTCTTTGAGAGTGAACTGAATATCTTTCAGTTTATCTCGTTTCTCAACCGTCTTGTCTTCACCAATCATTCCTTCAAGAAGGGTTTCATTCTCCTTGGTGATTCTCGTAACCTCTGCTTTACGAGTGAAGATTTCCTCTTCATTACCATCTCTAACATCGTTCTTTTGAGAAAGAAGAGTGTCTTTATTCCTTTCAATATCCTCAATGTAATTCTCCTGTAGACCAATCTTTTCACGATTAATCTCTAGTTGGTATTGGTTCTCACTGATTTCTGTACTAAGAGATTTCACCTTACCTTTCAAAATAAAATTCATCAGTGAGAATATCTTGATGTCAAGGATGTCCTCTACAACTTCTCTTCTTGCCTGTGACTTCAACTGCATAAAGGGAATAAAGGTTGATGACCCTAAAATCACAACCTGTGTAAAAGAACGATAGTTCAGTTTCAAAATCTGTTGTTCTAGGTGTTTCTGATAATCCTTTGCATTTGCATTCTGATTTATCATATTACCGTCAACATAGATTTCAAACGTGTTTGGTTTGATACCACGAACTACCTTGACATTCTTATTCTGTGTTTCAAATTCGATTTCAACAACTGTACCACCAGCGTTCACAGTGTTGATAAGTTGGTTCTTACTAATTTGTCTGAACGGTTTATTAAACAGTCCAAAACAAAGTGCGTCAAGAATGGTGGATTTACCAGCACCATTCTCTCCAATAATCAAAGTCGATGGGTTTCTATCTAGTTGTATTTCAGTAAACGTGTTACCTGTCGATAGGAAGTTTTTCCATCTTGCATACTTAAACGTAATCAATTATCATAACTCCAAATCACTCGCTTCTAGATATAGAGTACGCATAGTACTCTTCAATCTACTCTTATCTATATCAACATCCAGTTCATCAATGTATCGTTCCAGTAACGTAGTCGTGTCCTGTGCATTCTCAATAATCTCATCCGATACGTTTGATGCATCCAACTCTGAGAAGTCTTCTACAATCTTGACTTCATGAGTTCTGATTGCAAGCAACCTATCTACAAACTGGTCAAACTTGTAAAGGTCTTTTTTATTGACAACTACAAGTTTTATGAACTTATCCTCGTATTGACTTACATCAATCGCAGAATAATCAGTCTGTGTATCATCATAATAAATCTTATCAAAGATTTTGTATGGGTTCTGAATGTATTCCAAATCTCTGGTAGCAGTATCAAAGATATGAAAACCTTTTGTTTCGTTATGGTCACTCCATGTCATCTGGTAAGTGTTACCAAGGTAATAGATGTGTCCATCATCTGACTTCTTGTGAAAATGTCCAGAGAATACAGTATCAAACTTTCTGAACATATCTCTTGGGTAACCACCTTCACAGAAATGACCTTTGTGCATTTCAAATCCGTTGATTTCCAAGTGACCCATGCAAACCTGTGATGGTGTCATTTGAATCTTTCTCATTACAGATTCGTAGTTCTCTACATTAATCCACGGCAACAAGAATACGTCTGTACCATCTCCAAATTCAATGGTGCATCCACTATCATACGAGAAGATATTTGGATACTTCTCTTCATTAGGCCCACCTAATAATTCATACAATGAATTTACATCATTAGTGTTTCTAAAGTAGGTATCGTGATTACCAACGATTGCGTGAACGGTAATACCCATATCCACGAACCTCTTGATAAATCGTTCACGAAAATCATTCAATATTTTATACGAGATAAACTTACGTCTATCCATCACATCGCCTAGATGGATGACAGTCTTAATGTTATGCTTCTCCAAGTAAGGAAAGAATACGTCTTCCCAAAACTTATAGAAGTGTTCATTAAAAGCTAGACTGTCGTTTCTCGCACCAAAATGAGTATCAGTTATCAGTGCTATCTTCATCGTAAAATAATTCTAGTCCTTTTGGTTTAGTCTTTTTCTTCTTGGGTTTATATACATCTTCATCTGGTAAGAAGTTCTTCTGTAGATAGTCTACATAAGGATTTTCAAATCCTTCCTCTCCACCATCAATAAGATTCTCGTCCACCGTCATATTCTCAATCATTTTGTTTTTAACGTGTGCTTGTTTCTTTTCCTTTTGAATACGTCTAAGAAATGCATAGTAAATGATTTGTGTGAAATATGCAAACGGATTGTTTGATTTCTCTGGATTGAAGTTGTGTACATATTGCAAACAATTTTCGATACCATCACTAATCATTTCATCTCTGTATGTGTAGTTGATGAAGTTAGGACGATACGAAAGATGGTTTGCAATCTTGAGGAAGCATTCACCGATATAGTTGGTGATTGGTGGTTGTGGTTTTCCAGCTTTCTCTGCCTCTCGACATTTCGCTTTCCACTCCACCATCGCTTGTAAAAATTCTTTGTTATTTACATAATGTGGTTTTTTCTTTTTGTCTACTGCCATGAGTCTTTCCCATAAATTAGATACACTATACCAACTGTGACTCGTAATGTCAAGGGATTATTTAATTTAGAAAATGTCTTGACTTTCCCTTGACAAGACGGTATATTCCCTATGTAGGGTTTGAGAATGACTTAATGAATCGTATCATTATCTGGTGAAGGAAATGGAATAATGTTTTCCTGTTCCTCTTCAGCGATACGTTCTAAGTCTTCATCAGTGGGTTCTTCCCACGTTCTACCGTTATCATCACTCAACGTCATCTTTTTTACACAATGTTCGTAGAACCGAACAAGTCCGATTGACGCATCTGAGATAGCAATAATACTTTGTTTGTTGAGATTTGCAACTTGAGTTTCACTTACAGTTAACCAACGTGAAAGTGCCATACTCTCTATCAACCCACCCTCAACAGGTTTTGGGTATAAATTTACTTTTAATGGATTACTCACTTCAATAAAGGGTCTGCTCTTGTCAGCAGAACTAATCACCGTTATAATCTCTTCTCCATTGGAAAGTTTTAAGACTTTTGTTGTTTGTTCCATTCTTATCCTTTATCTATAGAGATTTTCTTAATTTCATAATCAAACTCTTCCTCATTATAGATATTTATTCGTTCCATAAAATGACGTAGTGTAAAATTCTGTCTTGATTTATATGTAAAGTCATCTGCGATATCTAGTAATCGAGCTTCATTTTTATTGTCACCTTGTCGCAATCCCCTTCCAATGGATTGCAAGACTCTAATTCTACTTTTGGATGGTGAAGAGAACACGATGTTATGAAGATTACGAATATTGATACCAGTAGAAAAAGTACCATATGAAGCAACGATGACTGCATCCTTTTCCTTTTCAGTAATTGCACGAATATCTTCTCTTGTTTGTGTGTCTGTTCCACCATATACATAGAATACTTTTCTATTGTCAAGACTTTTATTTATCATTGCGTGTAATACGTCACCATGTTTTTCAACGAATTGAAATAGTACTAATGTATTACCTGTCAAGTGTTTTGTCAAGTCTACGATGAATTTATTTCTACGTTCATCACGAACAATTAGGTCAACCTCATCTTGGTAACCTTGGTCTTTCATGAACTTGCAATCGGCCTCTGGATACTTCAGTACAATACACTCCACTTTAAGTTTTGCAAGTGTACCAGCATCCATTAATTCTTTTGATGTTGTAACTTTGTTTACTGAACCAAATAACCCCTCTAGTACCAATCTGTGTGTTTGCGTACCGTCCAGTGTACCTGTGAACCCATGGCGGTACTTACAATTGACCATCTTGTTCATGATACCTGTCAGAGATTTACTCTTGAAAATATGGACTTCATCTCCTAATAAACAGGAAAATTGGTCAAACCATTTCTTAGGCATCTTGTAAAGAGATTGCCATGTTGAGATTGTAATCGGTTTTGTAATGTTCTTGGAATGTCCTTGGTATATCTTTTGCATCATAGATTCCTTGAATCCATAATCAATAAAATCAGAATACATTTGTTCTACTAAAGATGTTGTTGGAACAAGAATAAGAATATTCTTCTCTGTCTTCATTGCATACCATACAGAAAGTAAATAGATAATTAACGACTTACCACTAGCAGTAGGACTAAGAAGCAGGCTCCGATTGTTTCCGATTGCATGAGTAAGTGCGTCCATCTGGTAATCACGAATCTGTAAATCCTGTCCATTGGACTTAGGTGACACTCTTCTAACATAATCATCCAATCCTCGTAATTCTGTTTCGTCATACTCTTTCACTCCTTCTTTATATTCAATATCTAGTTCATTGCGTTTTGCAAATTCTTCCACATAAGGTAACAAACCCACATATAGTTCACCGTTCATCTGATTGAAAAGACGTATCTTTCCATCCCACACACGACTTTTGTATTGAGGCATGAACCTTGCACCAGGCACTTCAAAAGTAAAGAAGTCTGAGAGTTCTCTTCCTATACTTGGTTCTGTTTCAATAACAAGATGTACTTCATTCTTTTTTGATATAATCATCTAAACTTAGGGCCTAATACCCACCCAACCAAACTCTTGCGTACACCTTTTGTGATTGGTCTTACTCTGTGCCAATAATCCGATTGAAAGAAAAATGCAGTGTTACGTTTTCCTTTTATCGTTGTGTATCTTACTTTTTGTTGTGGATTCCCTGTTTCAATATCAAACTCTCCACCTTCATAATCATCATTAAGAAATACAGAAAAACTAATCTTTCTCACTCTACCATTATCATATGGTTTATTGTGTTGGTCAACGTGCCAACCAAACTCATCTTCAACAGAATACTCTGCATACTGCAAAGGTTCTATCATGTCAAGATGAAAATCCCAACCAGCGTTTTTGTTTGCTGCCTGTGCATATTCAAGATATGTCGATAAAATATCCTTGTCTTTAATCCAACAAATTTTAGTACTTCTAGAAACATGACCACTTGCACCTACAATCTTTGCATCTTGTAGTTCACCACTAACGTGTTTCAGTGTACGTTCTAGTGTCACTGCACCAATACGTTCTGTGATATGTGGACTGTTGTACCTCATAGTGAACCTTCCATGAACCTCTTCCAATCAATCGCATTCTTGATTTGGAAACCACGGTTTTGTAACATCTTGCACATCTTCTCTGCATGGTCACACATTGCCTTGTGATACTCAACAGCGTGTTGTGATTGAATCAGTTCTTCATCACCTTCCAGATAGATGGGTACATCCTGTTTCAAAATTTTGAGGTCAAGAGGTTTCTCTTTGTACACTTCTGGGTCAGCCTTACCACCGTAGTATTCCCACTTCTGACGAAATAGAACTTTGTGTTTAGACTCAACCTGTTTTAATAACAAGTTCCAACGTGTAAATATTTTGAGGTACTTCCCATAGAGTTCTGGGATTTTGAGAGATTCGATATCCAGTTTGGTATCGTCTATTTTTAAGTCCTTAGCGGACATTTCTTGTAGTTCTTCCAAGTTCATACTATATCCTTCAATTCAAGTGGATGGGGTACTATCTACCTTGTGTAGATATATTGACCTGTAATAAGTCTATGAGAGGGTGTTCAAGGGAATTCACCCCATCCTTACATATTTATAAGGTAAACAATTCGTAAATCTTATACTGGAACGTGCAAGTCGCAGTAAGATATGTAATATCTCCCTCTTGTTGATTATACGAAAGACCACTAAGTGCAACAGGATATACATCTTGAAATCTTGCTTCTACTAGTGGATTGTTCTTAGATGACAT